GGGGCGGATTATGGACGTATTTCTATCATGGTCGCTGGCGCAGCATAGGCGATGGTACTGATGAGCTGGTAATCCCCGAGTCAATGCCCTGGCTGGAGGCTGTGCGACGGGCCAATGTGTCACCCTACGCGGACGTAGGGGACGTGATGTGGATCCGTGAGCCTGCGGTGATTGAGGAGGCTCTTGAGTATAAAGGCACATGTTCGTTTGTCCGCCTGAAGTATTTGGCGGATGGTTATGTGAGCGAGCTGATACCGTATCCCGATCGGTTGAAATGGATGCCCAGGGTGGGCTATGGTGTGCCCAACGGTGTGTTCAAAGAGGGTGCCAGGGCCTTTGTGCGTGTCAAGCGGGTATGGTGGGAGCTTCTGAATGATATTTCAAATGCAGATATTCTAGATGAGGGCACGATCCCGTATGAGTCCGATCGTGACTATACTGGGCAAGAATGTGTTGGTTTTTATGACTGCTATGAGGTGGCGTTTCATGACCTGTGGGATTCGGTCTATCCGGATCGACCCTGGGCCCAGAATCCTCCGGTCTGTGCGTGTCAGTTTGAGGTGATCTAGTATGGTTGAATATAACAAACAAGATGACAAACAGGCAGCCAAAGTGATCCCGGTAGAGCCTGACCAGGGCCAGACCTTTGGCGGTGTCTCTGAAGAGGTGGCTTATGAGGTCTCACAGAAGCTGATCCGCCTGCGCCTGCGAGAGGTTGAAGATGTGTTCAGATCCCTATCTTTGAAGCTGGCGGATCGCAAAACCCTTTATTCGATCGGCATTCAAATGGGCGTATTGTTGGCCATTGATGCCGTCACAGCCGGCCAATTGGAAATCAGGCAAATAAAACGAACAGAAGGGACTCCCACGGATGGCGATGATTCTAGCGATTAGCGACTGGAGATCGGTCTATGAACTGCCTGAAAATAGCGGGTATTGCCGTTTCGGCCCTCTGGCCTTCACGAAGATGCTGATCGATCCGACGAACCAACTGGAGCAGGCCCATCTAAATCGACTGAACCGGTTGAAGCGATTGCCCAATTATTACGAGCTGAGGGGCAAGTACGATGCCATGGTCACCTGGGCGGGGAACTTCCCTCGCAGTCACAGGGGGTACCTGTGGTGTGATCCTCCTCAGATCAGCCAGACACGCCCCGCTGAGGCCGTGGACATCTCAATTGAGCTGGGCATACCCATGGACCAGTTGACTGCCGATCTGGATATCCTCCAGCGTGTGGGCCTGATTGCGTGGGTTGACGCACCAGTGGTGGACCTGAGCCTTAATCAGGACGTGCGTGGGACTCGCCGGCGCAGAACGGCCAGTCCCGCTAAGCCTAATACGACAGAGGCGCGCACGCGCGCACCGTCAAATAAGCCTAATACGGATGTGCGCGCGTGCGCGCCTGTTACGCGCGAAACAGTAAACAGAGAAACAGTAAACAGCGGAACAGCGGAACAGGGAACAGCGGAACAGAAAAACAGAAAAACAGCGGAACAGCGGAACGCGCGAGCCCCCGCTGGCTGGCCCGCTGGTATCCCGCTGGATGCCTTCGACTGCCAACAGCCCAAACAGCCAACAGCGAACAGCCCAAACGCTCCGAACGGCCTAACGGCCGAACAGGAAACGGCCAAACAGCCGAACAGGAAACAGCCAACGGCGAACAGCCCAAACGCTCCGAACAGGCCTAACGGCCTAACAGCCGAACAGCCAACAGCAAACGCTGTCGCCCCTTCGTGGGTGCCTTTGGGCTCAGTGGTTATGTCGTTTCCGTATGAGCTGGACTGCTACGATCCGAACTGCCTGAACAGCCCAAACGCTAAACCCGTGAAGGCCGAACGGATCACAGCCAACAGCCAGGGTCCGCCTGGTCCGCCTGGTCCGCCTGGTCCGCCTGGTCCGAATGGTCCGAATGGTCCGAATGGTCCGAAAGATCCGACTAGATCCGACCTACATCCTGGGGGTGATTTGTCAGCCGGCGAACCTGGCGACGCCCCCCGGGGTGCAGGCGTTTTCCCACCCAACAACCGGGCCAGGAACCCACCTGACCCGGGCCGGGCGTTGGGTAATTACACGCTCGAAAATTTCGTGCACCGATGGCCTGCCGAAGCCCTGCTATGGGCGGAAAGGGTATGTGTGACAATGGGCCTGCCCCATGAAATTACGACCCGCCAGGGCCGCACTGAGATGGGGGCCTTTGCGGCTGCCTGGGTCAAGGTGCAGTCCTCGGGGATGTCGCTAGTTGCCCGTAATCACATGCTGGATAAGAGTTTAGAAGAGGCGAAAGCCATTGCTGGTAAGAAGAAATCTTATTGCAGATCCGTTGCAGCGGTGTGGACGGACGTGTTTAACAAGCGTCTCGATACGTGCCAGATCAGGGATTGACCGATAGAGATACCATGGGTCGAAGATCGAAATATTTACAGGAATACGACGGCATTGCAGAGCGTGCGTGTGAGCAGTTCGGCGCCACAGACGCCCAATTATCCGAGATGCTGAACGTCACGGAAAAGACGCTTAACAACTGGAAATGTGAGCACGAATCGTTTTTACAGTCCATAAAACGGGGCAAGTCTCAGTTTGACCAGGGCGCTGTCGAACAAGCTTTGCATGATGGGGCTACTGGGTACTTTTTCCCCCAACAGCTCTACGACAGTGCCAAAGGCAAGGTGATCACGCTCTGGCAGTTCAAGCATGCCGAGACGGCCAAGATCGCCTTGTGGCTGTGCAATCGAGACCGCGAACGCTGGCAGCACGTCCAGGGCCGGGCTAAGCAGGTGGACTCCAAGGTGGTCGAACCTCACGAGGAGATCTTGTCTCCTGAAGCGGCCAAGGATTACGACGACCTGGCTGAGGCGATCCTCAGTCGAAAATACGGCCTGGCAAGGAGGTCCGGATAGTGGTGGATCTGGCGGTCAAGCATCTAAAGCGTGCCACGTCGGTCAATGCGGCGCTGTGGGCTGAGTCCTGCCTCAAACTCAATTCCAGGACAAGATTCTCTTTTGACAAACACCTCTACCAGATCGAGCCCATGACGATCAAGGCCCCTCGCGTGACCTGGATCAAGTCCACGCAGATGGGGATTACTCATATCATGATCTATATGGCCCTTCATGGCCTGCGATTCGAGCATTTCCCGCAGGGTGTGATCTATATGGTCCCCTCGAAGGGCAAGGCCGAGCGAATGAGCAAGAGCCGCATCTCCACAGCCATCGAGTACAATCCCCTGGCCATTGGCCGGCACTGTAAGAGCACGAACACTGTGCTGCTCAAGCGGATCAAAGACGCCTGGCTGTACGTGCTCTGGGGCACGCTTAATGTCAGTATCAACGGCATGGAGCGTGAGTCAGAGGCCCTGCGTGGCGACCCGGCTGACTGCGTGTTCTGCGACGAATCAGACCTGATGGATCAGACCGCGATCGGGAAGGCCCAGGAACGTATGGGGCATTCAGACGTCAAGCGGATCTATGACGTGAGCAATCCGACTGTACCCGGCTATGGTGTGGATGCGGCATTCGAGGAATCGGATCAGCGACACTGGATGGTCCGGTGTACGGCCTGCAATCACTGGAGCTGTCTGGAGCTGGAGTTTCCGGACTGCGTGCAGGTGGATGTCAACGGAATCGCCCACCGGGTGTGTATCAAGTGTGGTGGCGTCCTGGATATCGATCAGGCTGAATGGGTGGCAAAGTTCCCGGACAGGTCTGCGAACCATGTGGGATACTGGATCAGCCAGCTCAATAGTCACTTTGTGGATCCCGGCAAGATACTGTCACACTTTCACAATCCGCCTTTGGGCATGACGCTCAGTGATGTGTATCGCCTTGAGCTGGGTCGGGCTCATGTGAGCGCTCAAGAGGCCCTGACCAAGGAAATGGTGCTTTCGTGCTGCCGTGACTATTACCCGGTAAACAGGTCTACGTCCTATACGGCCATTGGGATCGACGTGCGGCCCGACTGCCTGGACTTCGTGTGCATTCAGAGGGCCGACAGTCAGGGGGCTGTGCGTCTCTTGTGCGTCAGGGAATTCGTCGGTAAGACGATGTGGAACGATGCGGCCGAATTGGCCCGCAATCTTAATGCCCAGTGCCAGGTGGTGGACGTTCGCCCTGAGACAGGTATGGCCAGGCGGTATGCTGAGCGGGCGTCGGGTGAGGTGTGGCTTTGCGAATACAATGACGCGGCCGGTGGGGTTCATTTCGATCAAAAATCGGGTCTGGTCAAGGCCAACCGCACCGAGCTGCTTGATAATACCCATTACCTGGTGGATACGCCGGGCCAACTCACTCTGCCCTATCCCACTGACATGATCCAGCAATTTGCCGTAGAAATGACCAACCTGGTCAAGATGAACAAAGAAGATCCCGCCACAGGCAAAATGAAGTCTCTATACATCAAGCGGGGTCCTGATCACAAGCGTCACGCCCTGGGCTATGCGTTGCTCGCGTCGCTGCGGTGCGGAATCGTCCCGCAAGGTCAAAACGGCCCTGCCCCTGTTACAGTCAAGAGAGATTATGATATCGATTGAGCCCTCCTATGCTACCTAAACCAGATGACAAACAAGTCGGCCAAGAAAACACAGATACCTGTTTGGATCCTTTCCAGCCACCAAAACAGCCGGGAACTGACCTTGATTTTAATAATTGTCAGAGCTGTCGGTATTGGCTGCCAGGTCGCGGATTGTGCCCCCTGGCGTATCCAAAGCCCTGTAATCAGCCCAGGCGCAGATCTGATGCGCAGCCCAAGAGGAACTATGATCCCTACTGATTCAAGTACCAACGGTGGAAATGTGGAAATGTGTCGATATTAAGAGAAAAACAGTTACAGTTTACGAGGTGTATTATGAGTTGGTTGAGTAAAACATTTAAGGAAGTGGATAGGGTTCTGGATCGTCGCGTGGGTATCGATGACGCCGGCACGCGAAAAGCTATTACAGTAGCAGCCGCGACCTTGGCTGGCGGTTTCGCGGGCGGGGCTGTAGGGGGAGCAGCAGGGCTGGCCGTTAATTCATTCGCTTTAGATACGGCGCTTGTTGGCGGCCTGGCCGCTGCAGGTTCAGGAAAGGAAAACAGTCTCAACAGTCTCAACACCCTTAATCCTGTGGCCCCCATGAATGCCGACGCTGCAATCCTGGCCTCTGCCACACTGGCCAGCAAGCGGCGACGGACGCCTATGTTCAGCCCCTGGAATACTGCAGGGGATAAGACGAAACGGCCGAGGCTTTTGACGGCATAGAGGTAATCCATGGACAGAAAACAGATTGCTCAATATCACTGTACCGTTAACGGTCGATTGGTGGCTGATCGCAGTCGGCTGGTGGATAAATGGAATAAGGTCCTCGAATACACCTTTCCCATGAACGCCATTCTGCAAAGTGATCCGTCCATGGCGTCATTCCGCAAGCTCTTTGACGTAACCGGTATGGAGGCCTCAGAGCGGTTCGTGGCCGGCATGTACAACAACATCAGCCCGCCAGGTCAGAGGACAATGATCCTGGTTCCGCCTGCAGGATCCAACGAAGCCAAGGACAGGCAGTTTGAGCGGTTCCTTTCGGACAAATCCGAGACCCTTCACGCGGCCTGGGCTGACTCCAATTTCCACACAGAGATGGAGCAGACGTATCAGGGGTATTGCGGTATTGGTACGAGCTGTATGAGTGTGCGAAAGAGTAAGAAACGGCCGTTTACCTTTTCGACGCGAACGCCTACGGAGTTCACCTTTTCTGTTGATGAAGATCAAGAGATCTCCACAGTGGGCGTGACCATGCGATTCACGGCCCGGGAGGCGGTCAATCGATTCGGATTTGACCGCGTAAGCAAGGCCATCCAAGACGCTTATTCCAGTGGCAGCGCAGAGCGAGCCATGGACAAACACCCGTTCCTGAACGTCTCCAGGACCCTTGACAGTGATCAGGATTCCCTGAATATTGTCAAGGGCTGGCCTGTCGAATCGCTCTGGATCGATCTGGTCAGTAAGGAAATCGTCGCAGAGGGCGGTAATCGATGCCTCAGACAGATCGTGTCCAGGTTCCGGCGTGTGCCTGGTATAAACTGGGGATACGGGCCTGGTCAGAAGTGTTATCCCTGGATCCGGATGGTCAATAAGATGCTGGAAATCTTTGTCAAATACGCTGACAAGCAGATGGACCCGCCGTTGATCGCTCCTGACGATGGATCGTTCGGCCCTCTGGTGACTGTACCAGGTGGTGTGATCTATGCCCGGGCCGGGGCCGGGGATCGGTTCAAACCGGAATATCTCCAATTGACCGGCCGGCATGAGTTGAGCCTTGAGCTGCTCAAGTACTACGTCGAAGGCATTGGCAGATCAATGTTCAATGACCTGTTTTCAGCGCTCAATGACGGCAAGGAACGCACGGCCACGGAGTTCATCAATCAATACCAGTCTCAGCTCAGTCTATTGGCCCCTTCTTTTGGCAGGATCATGCAGGAATTCTTCAGACCTATGAGCAAGGTCTCTCTTGGCCTGTTGGAGGATTGGCAGAACAATACCATCGCCGGCCAGTACGCAGGCCAGACCATGCCGGAATTCCCGTATGATCTGGAGATGATCAGCCCGATCGGCCTGGCCATGAAGTGGAATGAGGTCAAGAACCTGTCAAACTTCTATGCCGTGATGTCGCCGTTTGCAGAGGTGGATCCCCAGGTGTGGGATCATTACAACCTGTCAGAGCTTTCCCTGATGATAGGGGAAGCTATGGCCATTCCTTCGAAGATCAGGCGGAGTATTACAGAGGTCAGGGCGATTCAGGAGCGTCGGGCACAAATACAGGCCCAACAGCAGGAACTGGATGCTCAGCAGCAGCAGGCTGACGTCATTTCGAAACTTAGCAAGGTTCCGCAAGGTCAACCGCAGGGCCAGAGGATGAGTGCATGAACCAGGAAGAAATAAAGGCGCTGTGCGGAGATCTCAATACAGAGGAGGGCCAGAGAATCCTGGGCAGGATCAAGGGCCTGGTTCTCCACGGTCAGACTGTGGTGGATGCAGATCGTGTGCACATGACCTATTACCATGCAGGCAGGCAGTCCGTGGCCAATTGGCTGGACAGTGTGATGCGCATGGATCTGATGGAAATGGAACGATTGGACGCGGCCCGCAAAGAGGTTGAGTCTTTAAAAGAAGTGGATGACTTTTTATACGGAGATCGATCATGAAACCCACGGGTTCAAAACCAGTTGAGCAAACGCATCAAATTACTGAGCCGGAACTTGGTATTGAAGGAACCGACGCCGGATCACTTGAAGAGGTGATTAGTATGCAGCAGGTCAAAATTGATGAGCTCAAGCAATGCCTCATCGACCTGGCAGAGATCCCCATCGAGGCGGGTGTGGACGGCTCTCATGTGGAATATGTGCTGAGTCGCGAAGGTCGAAGTAAGACTCTCACAACAGGCATGATTCGCAAGGCCAGACTGTTCTGCGGTATGCTCTGGAACTAAACGAATTTACGGGAGACGAATATGGATTTGACATGATTCGCAGGGCCAGACTGCTCTGTGACATGCTCTCGCGCTAAACCAATTTACTGGAGACGATTATGGATTTAAGACGATTATGTGAGATTTCACCCTTTGCCCGGTTCTTTGCTGGTGAGGGCACGGGCGGGGAAGGTGGCGATGGCGGCGCAGGCGGCGGGGATGCTGACGGAGGCGGCGGCGCCGGCGGCGGAGGATCCACAGAAATCAACTTTCATGAGCTCATTGGTGCAGATGGTTCGATCGCTGAAGGATTTTTTTTAAACGAGAAGATCCCTGAACACATTCGTAACAACCCCACGGTCAAGGCCACCAAGAATATTATTAGCGGGTTTGACCAACTGGTCAACTCTCAGAAGCTGATAGGCGTGGACAAGATCCCGATGCCGGGCCCCAATGCCCCGAAAGAGGTGTGGGATCAGGTCTGGTCCAAGCTGGGCAAGCCGGCTGATGTGAAGGGCTATACTCCCTTAAAGGTCGATGGTGCAACGGAGGCGGAAAAAGCATTCGGTGCGAAGCTGATGGAATCTGCCCTGGCTGCGGACATGACGAAAGGTCAGTGGGATAAGTTCTCAAAACAGTTCTCTGAGGCTGCCCAGGCCCTGGTTCAGACCGAACAGCAGGCAGCGAAAGAGCAGAAAGTTACGTATGACCAGGCCACGCAAAAGGAATGGCCGGGTCCGGCGTTTGCTGAGAATATGAAGAACGCGGAGGCTGTCCTGAATTCTTTGTGTAGTCTGGAAGAACAAAAGGCTCTGCGTGAGATCGGACTGCTCGATCATCCGGCTGGCAGGTTCCTGCTCAAGCGGGTCTTTGACAAGGTCTCCGAGATGGAGCCGGGCGGCGGCCAGGGCGGCGGTTCTCCTACCGGGGCCAGTGTGACTGACGCCAGGGCCGAACTTTCGGCCCTTTTGACCGACCTTAAGGGACCTCTGCATGTGGCCCATCATCCGGGTCATGCTCAAGCACTTAAACGTGCCGAGCTGTTACGGACGATAATAAGAAAAGGATAGACGGGTAGTCCTTAGCGGGATCCGTGGATGAAGTGCAAGTGTTTCAGGTAGTCCCTTTTGGGATCTGTGCTCTGTCCGAAAGCAGGACCGTCGTGGCCAGCGCGTGGCCACTTGCGGGTCCAACGTAGTTGGGTAGCCCTTTTAGTTGATCGGAAAATTAACTTGACTTGAAAGGGTACTCGCATGAGTGACTCAGCTTACCAAAACTTTGCAGCGGAATATTCTGCAATCTTCACGTTATTGTATCAGCAATTGAAGTCGAAGCTCTTTCGCACTGTGACTATCGGCAAGCAGAGCGGAATTGATTCCTATGAGGATTTCATCGGAGTCTTTGAAGGCCAGGAAAAATCCGGCCAGCATGTGGACACTCCACTCGACAATCCTGCCCACACGAGACGTCGGCTGTCTCTGGTCACCTGGCATGACGGTGTCTTACTGGATCGGGAGGATCGCATCAATATGATGAAGGATCCGACCGACGCTTACACCGTCGGTCTTTCTGCAGGTGCAGGCAGGTGGAATGACCAGAAGATCCTGAGAGCCCTGGGCGGAATCGCTTATACCGGCGTTCAGGGCGGGACATCCGTCAACAACTACGCCAGCGGCGAATGCCGGTTGGTCTCTGGTGATGGTGCGTTGGTGACAGCAGGGTCCAACTTCTCTGATACCACTGCCACAAATCTCACTTTGGCCAAGCTCAAGACCTGTAAGCTCTTATTGGACGAAGCCTCCGTTCCCGAGGAGGATCGTTTCTTTGTGACATCAGCAACCAATTGGGCTGCTTTGGTCTTGGATACCACACTTGATGGTAGCGAACGGCAGGCCATTGTGAACATCAACGAAGGTCGAATGACTGGCAAGGTCATGGGGTTTGAGCCCATATCTCTCCCCACGTCTCTGTTTGTGGTGGACCCCACTGAAACGGATTGCATCAACTCCTATGCGTATCACAGATCTGCGATACGCGAAAACGTGGCCAACGGCGGACCTGTGTCGTCTGACGGTCTGCCTCAAGACGCTCAGTCTGATGAGAATGGCATGTTCATTCGCGTGGCTGAGAGGCCTGACAAGTCTCACGCCAAACAGATTTACGTCGCCACGACGAACAGCTTTTCCCGCATGCAAGGCCCGGGCGTTGTAGAGATCAATCTCAAGACTCTGTAATCAAGCCGTGAGCGTGTTTTCTGGGTGTTTTCTGGAACAAGTAACACTGAATCTGAAATCTGATTGAAAGGATTATAATATGGCCGAACAAATCACAACGCCGGTGTGGGATACGATTGACAATCCGGCCGGGCGTCAACAACTGCCTGCCCCTATGTTCTCGGGTAAGCTTAGAGTCCAGATGCACTACTGGGACGACGATCTTGACAGTGGGGACACGATCCACATTGCCAAGCTTCCCAAGGGTGCGGTGATTGTAGCCTTTTTTATCGTCCACGAAGCCTTTGGCGCAGCCGTCGTCGCTTCGATTGGCGACTCCGGCGACCCGGATCGTTACGTGGCAGCCGGGGGCGTGACCACGATGAACGCGGCCGGGACTCAGGTAGTCCAGCCCAGGCAGGGTGACTATACCATCTCCTCGGCCGGCGTGATTACGCCTGGCGCTGTGGGTGTAGGGTATCGTATGCCCGCCATTACGGACATCATCATGGTCCTGGGCACTACCAACATGGACGGCTCTGATCATCGAATGGACATCGCAACCGTCTACGCGGTGGAATAAGTCGACTGAGGCAAAGTAGCCTCACAACCATAATCGTCTCTGCGCCCCATCCGTGCATCTATCGGGTGGGGCCTGGAGGCTTTCTAAAAAGATTATACGAAGGGGCGAATCCATGAAGAAACTCATATTGTTCCTGGCACCATTCCTGGCGATCTGGTGCGGTCTTGTCCTGGCCTCGGTTTCTGTCGTAACCACATCCGGAAGATCGGCCTCAAGAACCCAGGCAGAGCACGCGGTAGGCCTGTTTGTGCCTGGCCAGTCGGTCCTGAGAAAGACATCCGTGACCATTGCCGCCGACGTCAATGACGGATCCGCAACCATGGTCGACGCACTGGCGTACGGCTGGCTCGAAAGGATCGTGATTTACGGGAATCTGACCGACGAAGTCAATGAAGTGGATACAGCCTATGCCGTAACCATCACGGACTCTGATGGCGTGTCCTTACTGGCTGTGACTGACTGTAATACGCTATCTGATCCCCACAGTTATGCGATCTCCATATCTGACGTCGGCAGTACCGAATTTGTGGGCGTGCCGTTCGGTGATGGTCTGATCTTGACCTGGGCGGACGCCAATGACGTTAATTTACCCTCATTCACTGTGACTGCCTATTGGCGGGAAAGCTGGCAATGAACATTTCACACACAGATATCGTGAACATGTCGATCCAGATGGTCGGTGGTAAATCGATTCACAGCCTGACGGATGAGACCGACAGATCCACCGAAGCCCTGGCCTGTCGTGTGCATTACCCCCTGACTCGCAGGGCCGTGTTTCGGTCACACCCGTGGAACTGCATTTCCAAGCAGGCCGATCTTGGGGCGACTACCGGCACACCTCTGTGGGGGTATTCGTACATTTACGCCAAGCCCGCCGACTATATCCGCCTGATCCGGTTCAGTGACCACAGGGCCAAGTGGAGGATCCTTGGTGACAAGATCTATGCGACCTGTTCATATCCCTATATCGAGTACGTATGGGCGTGCGAAGACTCCACGAAATATGATGAGCTGCTCATTGAGACCATGGTCTGCGCCCTGGCTGTGGCCATTGCTATCCCGGTATCCGGGCAGCCGGAAAAGGTCCAGTCTTCTCTGGAGAAGTTCAAACAGATCTGGGAACCGATCGCCCGCACGGTGGACGCGATGGAAAACAGTCAGGAAATTATCCAAACCACGACCTTGATGGATGAACTACTGTACTCATGATCGACTTACTCCACACACAGAACGCTGACCTGGACTTGACGTCCGAGGTAACGGTGTTGACCGATACTCCGGATGCGGCCAATGCCACGTTGTGTAGGGCCTGCGTGTATATGGGAGACGGAGTCAAGGATCTGGATGCTTCAGGTGGCTTGTTCACGGTGCGTATTGTCATGGACAGCCAGTATGGGGAGACCTTGTCTGCCACACTACCGGCCAGTGCCCGGGCGTGGATCGATTGTGGCATGTTTTGTGTGCCGGCGGGGGTAGAGACCTCCATTAGAATTCAGTCACCCAACGTTGCTGACACGGATGTGGATGTCACGGCATACTTGTATGATATTTCCGTGAACACTGCCCAGGTCAATACCCAGGCGGATCAGGCCCTGGCTGATTATGATCCACCCACCCATACAGAAATGACGAACGAACTTTCCGGCGTCTCCGCCATTGTCTTGGGCAATACCCAGAAAGCCAGAATCGATACAGATCTCTAATATGGCGAATCAACTTGACATCATCAGTTTTCAGGCTGGTCAGATCTCAGAGCTTATGGCGGACTCCGCCACGGTTGGGACCCTGCCTAATGCCTGCCGTGAATTGGCCAATCTGGTCCCCACGCCCCAAGGCCCAGCGGTGTCTCGCCCACCCGGGGCCTACCTGTCCAATACCAAGGGTAATGGGGATACTCGCTTCATCAAGTTCGTGTACTCCCAGACCGTGAAGTATGCCCTCGAATTCGGTGATGAGACCCTCCGGTTTTATACTGAGGCCGGGCAGTTGATGGACGGTGGCGATCCTTATGAGATTGCTACTGTGTTCACTGCTGCAGAAATCTGGGATATTCAGGTCAAGGTCTGGGGGCCTTACGCCTATATCGTGCACCCTGACCACTATCCCCAGAGGCTGACGCGCAACGATGACGCCACCTGGACTATTGCTGCCTATCCGGCTGTGTGGGGCCCGTTTCTCGACGCCAATGACGTTTCAACCTTGACAATCACACCCTCAGCCACCACGGGCACGATCACACTGACTGCGTCGGCAGCCCTGTTTGACGCAGACCACGTGGGCGCCATATTCCAGATCGGCCACCGAAAACCGGAGGCCGCGATTACTGACACATTTGTGGCTGATGGCAATAGCCCAAACCTCAATGTGCCCAAGGGCGTGCAGTGGCGATACAACACCAGTGGTACCTGGACGGGCACTCTGATTTTGGAAAAATCATATGACGCAGGCACAAGCTGGGAGGCGATCGAAACCAAGAGCATCGACGGTGATACGATCCTGACCGGCAACGGGACTGAAGTCTATGGAGCGGCCGTGTACCGTTTCAGACTGACTGGCCTGACCAGTGGCAGTTTGACCTATACGTTCTCAACTTTCAATTACATCCACTATGGCTATGCCCTGATCACGGTCGTAACAACCAATGTATTGGCCACTGCCACGGTAACCCAGACACTGGGCGGTACAGCCGCCTCATACATCTGGTCTGAGGGGGCCTGGTCTGCCCACAGGGGTTATCCTACAGCCGTAGGTGTGGTAGAAGGGCGGCTGACCTTCATGGCCTCTGCCTATCTGCCCACAACCATGTGGCTGTCCAGGTCAAATGACTTTGCGGATATGGAAATCGACGTGGACGATCCGTCTGCAGCCCTCATATTCACCTTTAACGCAGTCAAGAACGATCCCTTCCTGTGGATCTTGGGTGAGTCCACGTATTATCTGGGCACGGCGGGTAAGATCCTGCGGATCGCGGCAACGAATCCGAGTGCTGCAATCAGTGCAGACAATCCCCTGGCCATCCAGAAGAGTATCGCGTTTAAGTGTTCTGCCGTGTTTCCTCTAGAGATTGACGGCACCGTGGTTGTGCTCGACAAGCATGGTAAGAATCCGTGCTATCTGTCGTATTTCTACGAGAACGATATTCTTTTGCCGATCTCGCTGGTCTGGCGGGCGCCGGGGATCTGTGGCGGCGGTATCGTATCCTGGGATTATCAAGAGACTCCCATCCCAGTGATTTGGGCTGTACGTGCAGATGGCAAGATGCTGAGTTGCACATTCAAGCAGATCGGTCAGGAAACGGTTTCAGCCTGGGCCGTACACACCTGGACAGCCGGCTTGGTCAAGGACGTCCTGGTCACGCCTGGCACGAATCAGGATCGCGTGATTGTCAATATCGAGCGAACAGTGGATGGATCCACAGTCAGGCACGTCGAGCAGCTCGTGGAGCAGGATATTGAAACGATCACGCGTGAAGACTTCCACATGCTCGATGGCCATATCTCTTTTGCTGGGGAATCTGATGTTGTGGAGGGTATCACGGTGGGGTCAGTGGACCACAAGGTTACGATCGCGGCTACGGGCCACCCCTTCAGTGACGGCGACCAGGTCAGGTTTAGGGATGTGGGCGGCGCCACGTGGCTCAATAACAATATCTGCACAGTGGCTGATAAGACGGCCAACGCATTCATTCTGAAGACGGCCACGGCCTCCAAGTACGTGGATGGCCGTTATATCGATGGGGACTATACCACAGGCGGGACGATCGACCAGGTAGCCAATGCCTATGCCGGGCTGGATCACTGGAAAGCCGAGACGGTCACGGCTGTGGCTGATGGTATCGTGATCGAGGATCTGACAGTGGCCTCAGGGGGGATTACACTGCCTGCCTATTATCATACCGTCCACGTGGGCGTGGCCTACACTGCCAGTCTTGAGCCCCTGCGTCTTGTTCTGCCTTTCCAGGTGGGATCCAGCAGGGGCCGCAAGCATAAGATCGATGCCATGTACGTGAGCTTTTACCGCACCTGGGAATTTGCGATCGGGGTTCTTAATGAGGCCGGCACTGTCGATTATCTCAATGTGGGATTCACGGAGGCAAGCGACTTGACGCCTGATGTACCGGATCTAAAGAGCGGGGATCGTATCGTGACAATCAACTCAGGCTTTGCCCATAATCCGCGTGTGTTTGTTCGTCAACTCAAACCCCTCGGGATCATTATCAGAGCCATAGGGATAGACTTCGAAGTGGGTGGAACTGTCAGAAAGGTCAACTAATGGCTGGTAAAGGGGCAGTATATTCAGGCATAGGTATGGGGCTCAGTGCTTACGGCACTTACATGGAGGGCATGGCCCTGGTGGATTCATTATTGGATCAGTCGGAGCTCGCTACCATGACGGCCTCTGATATCGACCTGCAGGCCCAGCATACAAAACAGGCGACCAGTTACAATGACCGATTACTCCGTGTTGCCGGACTGGGCATTGAGGGCCAGATTGTGGCAGAGACGGCCAAGGCGGGCCTGGCCACAAGCGGGTCAGCCCTGCACTTTGTCAAGGCCAATGCCCGCAAGGTAGAGATCGAAGCTGCCATGAACAAAGAACAGGGTATCCTGGCCTATAATCGGTACACCAACGCGGCGCAGATGGCCCGCCAGCAAGCAGAGGATCTGCACAACCAGGCTTCCAAGGGCAAGACGGGCACTATCATCAAGACAATAGCGAGCTTCTTCTAATGGCAAAATATCCGACATTTCAAAACTCTCCGCAATCAGTCCAGGGCCCCGGCCCGGGCTTTGGCGGGTCAGTAGTCAGGAAATACGGCCAACAGATGATCGGTCAGGGCCTCCAGGATCTGGGGGAAGGTTTCAAGAGACTGGGCAGGGCCAAGACCGCAGAGGGGAAGATTGAGCAGCAGAAAGCTGAGGCGATAAGGCAGCTCAGCGAAAAGACTACCTTGGTAACCAATGCTTCGAAGCTCTGGTTTGAATATGCCAAGGAACTCCAGAAGAATCCTGACGCCGCATCTTATGAGCCGTCATATAACGAATTTGAGCAGAAAATAAACGAAACATCAGAGGGTATTGAGGATCCCAAGGTAAAGGCGGAGTATGAAGCCTGGCTGGGTGAATCCACAAACAAATGGCGAGCTGTGGTTGCCACAGAATCTTGGGATCGTTCCAAGGTAGACTTAAACGACACTCTTAAGTTTGCTCACAGCACTGCCCTTGAACAAGGGGACGCGAGCCTGGTCATTGACCCAGTCAACAAGCTGTTCGAAATGGGGCTTCTTTCAGAACCCGCCCGGGATCAATACATCGCCGAAACTGAGAAACAGATTCTTAAGAATAATGAAATAGATTATGTGTGGGAAACAAAGATTCCAAACGAAGGGTATGAAGCAGCCCTTGAATATCTGAATGACCCTGCCAAAATCAAGGCCAGTGTATTAGAGCCCAAAGAGATACTTGCTTTGGCAGATCAGGTGAAGAGCCAGTATAATCTAGAAAAGGCCCTGACCTCACAGAAACAGGCGGCCGCACTAGCCCAGAACCACGCCAGTATTATTGCTGATGCCCATCAGGGGAAAATTACTGCCCAGGCAATGAACCAGATCTGGGAGCAGGTCCGGATGGGCCAGGTGGATGCCACCGTGGCCAGCCAGGTTGAGAATATCATCACCAAACCTCGCGATGTCAGTGACTATGAATTCTACCACATGGCTCAGAATCTCATCCAGGATGTGGTCAATCACGATGAAACGCCGTCTGACGCCCTGGTGTGGCTGACTCAGCATGCAGGCGAATTTAAGCAGGCAGAGTATGAAGGTTTCAGGGACGATCTCTATGCCCTGCGAGACAATAATTACAAGGTAGTCCTGGACAGCCCACAGAATAAAAACTGGGTGGACCCAATCCGCACAGCCATGAAACAGCAACTGAATGACCAGGATCCATTTAGTGCCAAGTGGAATAAAGTTTATGCGGACATGACTATCACCGAGCAGCGGATGAGATCCTGGGTGATGGCCAACCCGGACGCCACATTTGAGGAGCGGGCTAAATTCTTCCAGGGTGTGGCCGAGCCACTTGAGAAACCCGGTGCAGTGCGCAATCTTCTCCAGTCGATCGGCCTGATGGGACTCTTGAGTCAGGATTATCTGCGGACCTTACCGATCAGTCCGGATGTAACACCCACCAATGAGCAACAGTTTGAGCTGACCCTCCAGAATGTGGAACGGACCCGGGGCAAGGATGCGGCCGTGGAGTATTACAACCAACACATAGAGACCTTTGGCGGCAAAAAGGTGGCAACTCCTGACGAGTATGTGCCCAGGACGCAGGATCTTGAGGCGCTGAGAAACAAACGCATCGAGGCCCAGGCTGAGGCGGATAAGTCCCACGGGGGGAGGACGAAGTATTAATGGCACAGGAAGCCCCTCCAATCAATCAGCTCAAGATCAATACGAATCTGAGCCCTGTCTATCAACCGCCTGCAGGTCAACTGGACGCCCTGTTTGACCCGAAACTTGAAGCCAGGACGCCTGTGCACCTTCTCAATGCTTCGTTCTGGTCTGCATCTCTGGGGATATCGCCTGAGCAGGCTACCACCTATCTGGATACATACAATAAGGCCTTCCTCGGTGAAGACGCCAGCCAGGGCAATGCCTGGACCAGGATCAAGGACAATTTTGCCAACGGCAAGAAGATGGTGGCCCTGGCGGATCTCGGCAATAAGGCCATGAAGGGCCAGGCCACAGATGACGACTTTGCCGAGATCGAGTTTCTCAAGCGTGGCTTACGTCAGGACTGGCGATATGCCCAGCGGGCCTGGTGGGACAAGGCCTTGAGTGATACGGCTGAGCAGATTCCCTTGATGGGCACTGCCATGGCAGCGGGTGGCGCTGGTGCGGTGGCTGGTGGTATGCTCTTTGGCGGCGTCACAGCCGTCGCCACGGCGGTGGATATGATTCCTGGCGATGAAGCAGCGATCGGCCCTGCGTTCTGGGCTGGTGTGAAATTCGGGGGCACATCGGGCACGGCTGTGCGGGCCGGTCAACTTGAAGCTGGCGGTGCGTATCTCGATCTACTGGATGAGGGCATTGATCCAAAGATTGCAGCGCAGATCGCGGCGCCGATCGGAATCATCAACGGCCTGATCGAGGCTGGCCAGATGATGACCCTTATCAGTACCATTCCCGGCCTTAACCAGGTAGGCAAGGGCGTGATGACCCGCGCCCTGCGCAAGACAATCACCAAGATTGTCAAAGACCAGACCCTCACTAATCTGGCCAAGCATAGACTGGCCCGATTCGGTGGGTACCTGGCCACGGAAACACTTCAGGAGATTAATCAGGAGACCACAGCCATAATTGGCGAGGCCCTGGGTAAGGCCATCAACAATGAACTGCGAGGCACTGAACTGCCACAGGCGACCCTGGACCAGATCAAGGATCGGTATATCGAGATCGCCAGTAAGAGTCTGCGGTCCTTTGCTGTGCTCGGTGCGCCGGGTACGATTGCAGGGGCCGGTATAGACGTAGTGAGAAAAAGGAGCCGAAAACAGGGGTCAGGGGGTCAGCAGAATGCAGGATCAGGACAGACAGGCCGGCAGGGCGATGAGCAGGGTGTTGTTTCTGGAGCGTTTGGCCAGGGGGCGCAGACGCCAGGGCCGGGGCAGGACAGTCAGCCAGTCGGACAGTCCGCCGGACCTGTCGTGGATCAACCCGGAGGCACTGCCGAGGTAGGGCTGGGGCAGCCTGTTATCGATCTCCCCAGTCCTGACGCGGATGGGTGGCTGACGCTCCAGTATGATTCAGAAGAGGACGCCAAGGCGGACGCTGACTGGATAAAGCGGGAGGCGGGCATGGCGGATGAGGCCGTTGAGGTGGACGTCGATGGGACTTCGCTTCGAGTGAGGGGTGACAGTATTGGGGCCATAACAGAGACCTTAAAGGAATTAGTGCCTCGAAAGAGGCAGGCGATGAGTAATGTGATGAGCCCTGTGTCTGACCGGGTCAGTGCCATGGAGAGCCAGGTCCGCCTGGCGATCGAGGGCAATAAGGTATACCTGGATGCCCTGGCTGATCAGCAGATACAGGTGGACGAAGCCTCCACAGTCAATCAGGCGGCTGTGGCCAAGATGAAGGACTCTACCGACCCCCAGGCCGGCCTCTTGGCGTTGCAGTGGGAGATGGTGCAGGATGGGTACTTCACGGCCAAGGAAATCAATCAGGCCACCAGGGAGATGGTGGCCGAGTATGAAAAGACCGGCCTTAAACTCGGTGAGCCTCCGGTAACCCTGGATGAGACGCAAGACATTGACTTGGCACAGACAGAAACCCAATCAATCGCATTGCCTGAGATTAAAACCGGGGCTGAGCTTCAAGCCGTGGCAGAGGTGATAGACGGCCAGACCATATCCAAGGCCGCACGCCAATGGGGTGTCAAGCCCAATCGGCTCACATCCATGATACAAGGGCTTGACGCTGAGCAAGTCAAGTCACAGGCCCAAAAGCGGGGCTTGAACACTGCCGACTTTTTGAGTCAAGAGAATGCTAAGGCAGGCTTGCCAGGGAGCAGTGAAGCTGGTACAATTGAGTCAGATCCATTCAATGACCCTGATTCAGAAGAAAGCATCGCGTATGAGACACGAGAAGCCTATCAAGAGGCCTTCCAGGCAGTTGAGAAAGCGATACAAAGAGTCTCTGAAACGGAACAACCCACTGAGCCCGGACTGGAACGGGCTGCTGGTCGAGGGCCGTCCCTGTTGCGAGAACGGCTTGAGCCAGGGACATCTGGAGTACTCGGTGACTGGAGACGGCACCGTCGTATTGATTACACCGGACGCGTAGTTTTCGGGCCGCAGGCAGTGGCCGAACTGTTTGCAGTATATCGTCACCCCCGCATTGAGCAATTCCATATCATCTACGTGGACGATCAAGGGCAGATCCTCGGTCACAACATGATGAGTTCCGGCTTGTCCACGGTGAGCCAGGCCGTGGAGGCCAAGAACTGGACCAGGGTGAGTTACCTCATTACGCACCGCATGAAACGCCTCGGGGCTACTGGATATTATCTGGTTCACAACCATCCGTCAGGGAACTTTACACCCTCAGAACAAGACTTGCAGGTCACGACAAGCTACAACAAGGCGGCCCCCGGGCTGATCGGGCATATCGTCCTGGACGATACGGAGTTTTCCGTTATCAAGCCTCTCAGCGATACGCGAGGGACGGTGAACGTGCTTAAATACGGCACGCCACAAAAGAGGCTGTCACCCTCCACGGCAGGTAAGATTGTGCCTGATTCAAATGAGGAAAACATTGCCTTCCTTGCCCATCCGGAAACCAATAGAGACACCGATGTACTGCTATTCATGAATGGGCAAAACGAAGTGGTTGCCTGGGAACCGGCCAGGGAGGTTGTCAACCCCAAAGTCTTGCACCAGAAGGCCCGAAATTACGGGGCCGCGGCACTGGCTGTGGCCACGGAGAATGACCAAAGGTACGTCGAATGGGTGGAGATAGCCAATGCGGTAGGGGTGACCAGGCTGGATTACTTCTATAACATCATTCAGATCGGAAGTGACGGGCAGGTCCTGAAGTCCGCAGAAAAACGGCACGAAATATTTGAAGGGGCATTTGCAGAAAAACAGAGGGCCGAGACAATGCCTTCAGGCTTTGTCTGGGAAGATGCCCCGAAACGCAGTAAGGGGTCATTCAAAGAGCGGCTGGCAGACTTTGTAGTCAATAAACTCCATGAAAAGCAGGACGCCAAACAGATGGCCGAGGATCTCGTGGACCATCCGGGGCAGATGGAGTTCATGGAGTTTATGGACAAGTACGGCCAGGAGCTGGCTGATCCCAAAAGTGCGTGGATGGCCAAGTGGGTCGGTCAGGACATCAGCAGGCCCAGGCAGATCCATAAACGACTCCAGGCGGAGTATGCCAGCCTGCAGGCCCGGGTGGCCGGTAAGACGCCGGCTGCGGATATTCCGATCAAGGATCTTTCATCTGAGCAGATTCCCGAGATCTCGATCCTGGATATCTCTACTGAAGTGACCCAGCAAGAAAAGGCCCAGACGCTGGCGCAGCTCATTGACAAGGCCATGGGCGATGCCAGACTGATCTATCATGTGAAGAGTACACTCCGCAATGCCTTTGCCCAGGGTAAGAAAGCGGGGATCGAGAAACTAAAAAGCCATTACAAGGACGTGATGATCCGTGCCCGGGCCAGGCGAATGCTGCGCGAGCAGGTAGGCCAGTGGGTCAGGGAGATCACAAAGCGGGCAGGTGCCAATGTGGCCTTTGAGCAGCGGGAAACCATCAACGCGATCCAGGATCACTTGGATCCCAAGTGGCGATCGCAGGCGACGCTGGTTGAGCGTGAGAAGTCGCGCCGGTGGCTGGCGGATAATCCCCAGGCCATGGTGCCCAGGTCTCTGATCAAGCTGCTCAACAAGACCGCGGTCAATGAGATGACTGTGGCCCAGATCGAGAGCCTTGCCCTGGAGGTCAAGAAGCTCCGTCATCAGGGCCTCAACAAGCGGCGCCTGCAGCAGGTCCAGAAAATGCGGTCTCGCATGGATGTAGCAAAGGACCTGATGGAGTCTCTGGGCACGGGCGATGCCGAGAATAACGGGCCGATCGTGGCCAGTACGCAGAGGCGGGGGGCCGGGGATATCGGCAAGACGGCCTGGCTGGGTACGCTGAGGCCGGCGAGACTCTTTGACCTGGTGGATCGGTCCAAGCGGTTTGCCGGGGCGTGGGTCAAGACCTTCGTGGATCAGATCAATAAGGCGACCGATGCGAAACTGAGGGTGCAGGATGAACGATTACAGAAAGGCCTGAAGTTCCTGGAGTCCCTGGACATGACAGCTAATGACCTGCAGCGGGTTCGCGTACTGGATCAGACCGAGTATACAGCCCAGGAGCTGATTGGGATCTACAACTTCATGAGGAACCCCTTGAGTGCCCTGGCCATCCGGTTTGGAAACAGGATCTCTGATCGCACGATCGACCGGGTCAGGTGGCATGTGGAGAATGAGGATCCTCGGCTTAAAAAGATTGCTGATTTCATGATCGAGGAATTCGATTCTAACTGGGCCAGGCTGAGAGAGGCCACGATTGCGATCTTTGATCGCGATCTGGGGCGTGAAACCAATTACATGCCCATGATCAGGACCGAGGGGGATCTGACTGCGGATGAGCGACAGATCGAGACTGAGCTGATGCAGAGGATGGGCCTGCGAAAGGGCGTGGCCGAGAGCGGTTTCACGCGGGATCGCGTGGAGATGGATCCGGAGTATCAAAAGCCGATCCGCCTGGAGGCGTGGGATATCTGGACCAGTGCTGTGGCGGCTCAGGAACATCTGATCAATATGGGCCAGGTGACCAAGGAACTGCACCTGACACTCGGCAATAAGGACATGCAAAATGCCCTTAATGCCAGGTTCGGTAAGAACGCCAGGCCGGTCAAGGATATGCTCAAGCACTACATCGATCGCGTAGCGAATCCGAATATCTTCAAGAATGTGAATGAATACGAGAAGCTGCTCAAGACGATGCGGCACAATGTGGCAATCGCGTATCTGGCGTATAATGTGGTGACCATGCTCAAGCAATTGCCGTCTGTCCTGTTTTATTTGCCCTATTGCGGGGTGGGGCAACTGATGAGTAGTGCTGCGGAGTTTGCGACGAATCCCAAAGCGGCGATCGCGTTTGTGCACGCCCGGGATCCCCAGGTGGCCCACGTGGTAGTAGAGCGGGAAATTCAGGAGCTGGCCATGGCCAAGGGTAAGAACTGGCAGCGGGTCAAGGCCAGGATTGGATCGACCGGTATGCAGGGGATAATGCTCTTGGATCAGGTGGCTCGCTGCATAGGCTGGAAGGCGTCATACAACAAGGCCATTGCACAGGGCCTGGCTGAGGATGAGGCAGTGCTGTACGCTCAGCGGGCCACGCTCCTGACCCAGCCTGCCGGGGCAGCCAAGGATCTGCCGGATCTGTATACGCGAAACGAGGTGCTCAATATGTTTTTGATGTTCACCAATCAGTTGAATCAGATCTGGAACATGGGGACTTATGACGCTGTGGCACAGTGGAAAAACAAAGACTTCCAGTCGCTGGCCATGATGACCTTTGGTGTGGGCCTGTCCGGCGTGATCATGTGGTCTGTGAGTAACCGCAGATTGCCTGAGGATCCGGATGATATCATGGATGCGATCGGAGAGACGGCCATGAACAGTCTGCCCCTGTTTGGCCGAGGCGTGGTGGCCATGAACAACGGCTGGACGGATCCGGTGCAGGTGCCGGCATTGGAGGCCCCGATCAAGATTATGAAGGGTCTCCAGGACTTCAATGCCCGCCAGGTGTTGGAGGGGTTAAGTCTGGTGGGTGGTATTCCCTACACCCAGCCTCGCAGGGTATACAAGACACTCAAGAATGAAGACATGTGGGAGCTGATCGGCGGACCGCCGAAAGAGAAAAAGTAAGAAGTGTGAGAAACAAATTTACGGAGTAAGAAAATGAAACGGATCCATTCAATCATATTTGTAGTACTTGTTTGTCTTTTGAGCCTTCAGCCTGCAGTCTTCATCCAGTCCGCCCGGGCGGCGATCTCAACCAATGAAGACTCTGAACGATACTCACTCAATGGCACAACTGTGGACTTTGCCTTTGACTGGCCGGTTCACGATACGTCCGAGATCCGCGTGATCGTCTACGACCTGGCCACGCGTGAACCCAACGTGCTCACTGAGAACTCAGACTATACCATTGACCTGCCCAATGACGACGGCTTTGCCATGCCAGGCGGAACGCTCACTCTGGTGGATGCAAAGAGTTCTGACTATGAACTCTACTTCTACCGCGTCCCCAGTCTCGGCCAGGCGGACTCCTACGCCAACCTCCCCACGATCACACCAAAGTCCTTTGAAACGTCACTGGACAAACTGGCCAAGCAGGTGCAATACCTCTACCACCTCATAGGCCGTGCCATGCTGGTACCAGAGACTGACGTCAATTCCTTCGCTGACATCGCTCTGCCGGGGTCTATCGAACGGGCCAGTACGTATCTCTATTTCGATGCCAATGGGGTGCCTTCAACACAGACAAACAATACAGATCTGATAGTAGGCACAGACGCGCAGGCGTGGGACGATGACCTGGACGATATTGCAGCCTTGACTCCGACTTTGGGACATCAGATTACAGGCGATGGTACGAACTGGACCGGACAGGCCAAACCGGTCTATGATAACCGTGACTATGACAATATCGCTGCGGCTATTACAGCCATTGGTGCAACATCTGGTACGCTGGTAATCTCTGATGTTGAGACTCTGACCGCCAATGCTACGTTTCCAGCCACCCTGTCTGTGGTGATAAACAAGGGTGGTATGATTACAAAGGCCAGTACGTATACGTGTACATTGGACGGACCGTTTGAAGCAGGGCTGTATCAGGTATTCTCTGGTTTTGATGCTGGTGATGTGACATTAAGCTCAGGTGCAGTCGAAGTAGTAAAGCCTGAATGGTGGGGCGCCCTGGCAGATTCCAGCACAGACTCAACGCTCGCCATACAGTCTGCGGTTGAGTCAGGTATTACCTTAATTCAATTGAGTAAAGGTGAATATTTGGCGTCCAACATTACTCTTGATGATGCTCTAGATGCCTATATTTTCCAGGGATGTGGTCGGAGCAATTTGTCTACACGGGGGACAAGATTGACAAACAATGATACAACACCGCTCATAAAATCAAGCGAAACCGGCACGCTAAGCTATGTATCACTAAGGGATTTATCGTTGGCTCAGGTGGATGGTACGGCAGGGCATTTGTTGGGGTTTGCAGGTGATGTCATAGAACTGGATATTCAAGACATTTATGCCACTTTGAAAAATCCGGCATCAAGTTTTTTCAGCATGATCACAGCGGGGGAACGTGTGGCAAAGTGGCATATGCAAAGAGCTTATATAATAGCACAGCAAACCGGGGGCTGCACAGTTCCGGCGATCGACATCGTAGCGACCAGAAATACCTTCAGCCTGGATTTTCGGGATATATATGTGAATGGAGGTTCCGGGGGTACTGGTGACGCCTCACAAGCGCCCTTGATCAGAATACATGATGACTCTACTAATGGAAATTCTGGCAATATCCTACAAAACATCTTAGTGGAAGTCTCGCCAGCGGGCGCGATCGATTTAGGTGGCATGACGGATATAACGCTCATTAATGTATGTTGTGCCGATAGCAGTGTGGCATTGACTCAATCGTTGATTAAAATCTCAAATGGTTCAAGCGGTCAAGCCGGTAATCATGTTTTGATTAATTGCAACGCAAGCGGCGGAGATCCCAATTACAACGATATTGAATTAGCTGGAGGCAATGCTACGCTTGTGTTAATAGGTGGGTCTTTTAATTATGTCAAGTCTGTGGCTTTCCCTGTGCAAGTCATTGGACATTCCAGTACGTTAATACCGGTTGGTGCAACAGTATTCACACGGATAAATCCAAGTGGGTATTTATTGGGCGTGGCCGGTATCTCGACGGACAACTCAGTGCCCACAATTATTGAGAAGCGAGCAACTATCAGCTTATCAAATGCAGATATTAAAGCGCTTGCTACAACGCCGATAACACTTGCCGCAGCGCCAGGTGCTAACAAGTGGCTGGAATTTGTTTCAGCAGTGCTGATTTTGAATTATGGGTCTGAAGTGTTGGCTGAGCCTAGCGCCCCGGATGATTTAGCAATACGATATATAAACGGTTCTGGTATCCTTGTGGCAACATGGGATACCACTCCTTTTATTACGATTAATCAAGATGCTTTGATTAATGTGTTTCCTGCTTTTTTTGGGACATCAGCAGGTACTGTAGTAACCGGAAATCTGGTGAACAAGCCCTTGGTATTGGTCAATACAGGGACAGACTATACTGGCAATGCAAGCGAAGATACCACAATGCAGATAGAAATTGTATATAGACTCCATACCTCTTTAGGGTTATAAGACAGACATATCCATAAGGAATAGATATGACGGAAAATGATGATTTCAGGCTGGCCCGCATCGAGCGGAAATTGGATCAAATACAAATCCTATTGTTGGGTGATGGTATACGTGCCGGTCTCGCAGACGATGTGCGTGACCTGAAGGTGTTTAAGAAAACAACGATCGGCGCGATCACTCTGGTCGTGGGTACGATCGTGATGCAAATCGCGGTGTGGGTGAGGAGTAAATTGTGATCGCCTGGATCGCCACAAGCCTGGCCGTGGCAGGCTGCTGGCTCAACAACCATCGACTGCGTGCAGGATTCTTGCTGTGGGTGGCGGCAAACTGTCTTTCAGCCGTGGTCCACATCTATGCCGACATGCCGGCCATGTGGATCAGAGATGCCGTATTCACGGCGTTGGCCATTCACGGCTGGATAAAGTGGAAGCGACTTTAACGGAAATTTCCAGAATTTTATAAAGTCAATCCTGGATCATCCCGATAAACGAAAAGATCCCGCATGAGCGGGAAAACAAAAGTGCCCCGGCGGTGCGGCAAACACCCCGAGGCGTGGTCCGAAACCTGAATGAGAGGAATCGAACGATGCAAACCTTACGTCATTTCCACCAATCCGTCAATACTGCACTGTGCGTCGCCCTGGTCTGGGTGGGCGGAATATTTTGTGGGATCATCTATTCGGCACTCGCGCAGCCGGTCTGTCAGCGATCTGTCAGGGGTCAGGGATCAGGGGTCAGGGATCAGGGATCAAAAGTGTTGGCGGTGGCTGTTTGTGATCCTGAAAACAAACAGCCCGAGATCCGGACTGTCATGCGCCTGCCGGCAACACAGCCAGCGGCTGCCGACGAAGCGGCCAGGCGCCGCATCTTCAAAGCGATCTGCCTGTGGGAGGGTCGGGGAAAGATCGCCTGCGATGCCGTTAACGAGGCCGAGGGCGCCCACGGCCCTGCGCAGATCCGCCAGGGGTACCTGACCGACTCAGGGCTGGCCTACACGCTCCAGGATTGCCACGATTACGAGATCTCGTATCAGGTGGCTGTAGCGTACTGGCAGCGGTATGGCCTGGTCACAGACGAGCAGAGAGCCCGCGGGCACAACGGTGGGCCAAAGGGACCGCAGCGGGCCAGCACGCTGGCGTACTGGGCTGGGGTTAAGGGGTATCTTCAGTAGTGGGTGGGTGTGAAGCCTTTTGTGGCGGAACTGTTTCTTTAGGTGATGATTCCAAGCGAGGGCAGATAAAGCGGGCAGAGGTCTTTGGGCGGCCCCTCTTGATCAAGTTTTGATAGGCTGTCCAGAAGCCATCTCTTGTATTCCTTGGCTACATTCTCATCACTGAAGAGCTCTGATATTTGGTCATAGAGATCATTGCGGTCGCCGGTCCAGGGTAAGTCTCTGATTTTATCCATAATGCGTTCCGATATCATAATGAAACTTGACGGATCACCAGGACGCATTGTATCCTTTGGGAGCATAGATTCAAGGCCTTTCACGAAAGTTGGTATTATCAGGATGACGCGCCCCTGGCTGCCCGGTAAACCGGACCTGGGGCACTTCAACTCCAGGTTGATTAACGGTGGCTCAGGACTTCTCTGGGAAGCTACCCTGACCGCCAGTCACCAGGACGCGTCAACAAGGCATAAACCGACCGATAGTGGTCATGGCGTTACCTCCTTTCTTGTGAGGTTAGGGGTATTGATCCGGCTCAGAGTTACGGCTCTGGGCCGGGTTTCTTTTTTTTCCAACCGAAGCTAAATTCTTCCTTAAAGTCTGCTTCTGTTTATTCGCGTATTCAGGTGTTACAACTTTCAATTGGAGCAGCTCATCATAAGAGGCGTCGAAGAGTTTAACTTGCGAATCTTTTTAACCCCTGTCCGGATGACCAGGTGGGGCGTACTTGTTGGGGATATGGTTATTGGCTTCGAGTAGCATTGCAACCAGCGGGGCCGTTCTTGAATTACGATCAAAAAACATGTTTACACTTGTTTTTGTCAGGAAGCCGGTTTTACCGTAGGCTTTAAAATGTGCGAATTCTGCTTGAATCACCCGTACTGTAAAGCTGTATTTCTCTGAAGTGATGTCGCTGATATCAAAGTAGTCCAAGCGAGTGTCTATGCTAAAATATTCGGTTGAAAGTAGTCTCACAAAGTTCGCGATAGCGGAAATCACGTCTTGACCTTGGTCGGTTTCTTTTATGCAGGTATCTGCCATTTGAATTATTTCACCAGCTTCAATCTGACCCTTATTTATGTAGGCCATTGCATTGATCAGTCCGCAGGCCCCTAACCTGATTTTTTTTTGCGAGCGAGATGTTGGAGGATAAACTTGAAGGTACAAATAAAGGTTTGCGACGTTCCTTGCGATGATGGCAAAATTTCCGCCATTGGTCAATTGTTTCATGAATCCGAATAACCCCACGATCTCTCCCTTACCTAGCGTTCTTTTTTTGTTTTGACTCTTCTGAGGCTTCTGTCTGGAAGCCTGCTTTGGAACCATCGGCTATGTACTTGGCCATTTTCTCTGATACCATGCTGGCCACTAGGGGTTCAATGATCTTCTTGAGTTGATATCTTGGGATGATATTGGTTTCACAAAACTCTTCTTTTTCCGCAGGGCATGCAGAAATCCACCAATTTGCAAAGGCCCGAATAGCATCTGTTTTCCCATAAGAGCAGTCCATGCAGGCTCGGTCAAATTCGTCTACGAATTCAGTTGCAAAGGTTGCTGCAAGATTTCTTTTAATAGGGACTGGTTTCATAAGCATATTCTACAAAATAGGTTAAGAGGGTATACCATTTTAATGTCAAAAAAATAGCTTAAAACGTACGCAAAAATCTTAAGAATTCTATTGTGCATACCGATATAAGGTGTATACTCATAGTGTGGTTTGTATAGACGTTAGTTATTGAAGGTAATAGAAATGAATAACACTTCGAAAACGGGACAAGTCAGATCCGCCAAGACAAGCCTTGTCCTATTGACAAATGTGCCTCGGTCCTTGAGGGATGAATTCGAGGTGAAGTTGCCAGATTCAGGCTTCACCTCAATTAATGAGGGTGTCCGTACCTTGCTCAGAGACTTTCTCTCTGGTCGTATTCAGTATACCAACGGCATGCTGCAAAATCAACAGTAAATTGCCTAACTTTACATAAGCAAAGGAGCAAACTATGGTCACGGCGACAGACACAGAGCACAAAACAGAGCGCAAGCGGGTTTCACCTCAGGAGACAGACAGTTGCAGGCGGAAATTACAGGAGATGCTCAGTATCGAGCAACAAATCCTGGCCAAAGATGTGGAATTCCTCCGCAATCTGGATCTGTGGAAAGGTCAGTTTTCAATCAATCAGGCCGGTTGGATCGATCGGCTGTACGATCGCTACGTAAAACCAAATCACCAGAACAAAGGAGCTGCCATGCCCACAGAGAAGGATCTCGACAATCGATTCACCTATCACAAGCCCACAGGCAATCAGCCGTCGCGGTATACCGAGATCAGGCGACAGGCAGGGGACCTGGCCAGGTTCATCAATCTCAACTGCCCTGAGTCCAGGGAGCTGAGCCTGGCCATCACCAGGCTGGAAGAGGCGGTCATGTGGGCCAATGCCGCGATTGCCCGAAACGATAACCCCACCCACGGATAACTCTGGCGGATCGCCGTTCGCCTTGGTTTGCTCAGGGTCGCGGCCTTCGCGGTCGCGACCTGTATTTAAACCTGGAAAGGATTGAACCATGAAAGAACCAAACCTGCACCACACGCGATTGTCGATTCCCCTGAAAAACAGAATGCGGCACCTGGTGCGAGAGCTGGCAGATAAGTACGAGCTGGACGATCGGGCGGTGAACCGTGTTCTGGCGGCATCTCTGGGTGTGGATGTGGTGCGCAGGCAGTTCGATATGTTTCTGCAGGGTTGGCTGCAGATGGGCCCAGAGTATGTGTCCCTCCTCAAGGGCGACGACGAGACTGAGGGCGAAAGCGGGGCACAATCATGACTGTGTCAATCTTGCGTGAGATTCGAAACCGGACAGAACAGGAGCGAGCCCCGCGAACTGGGCATTTTCAGTGTCAATGGTGTTTTGCCTGGGTGCCTGAGGAGACCGATCAACGGGAGATGTGCGGCGACTGCCTGCGGCTCGCCCATAATATCATCGCGGCAAACAACGCCATGCGTGAACTGCTGCTGGGCCTGGATGCAGACGGCGATCAGTTCATCGGTGGTGCGGCTATCAAGGTCACCTTTGGCCCTGGCGGGATCTTCGATTCTGTGGAGGTGATTAGATGATCATCAATAAATGGGTTACGGTCGAAAAAGAAGTACCTTTTTGTCCGTGGTATCGAAACCATAACAACTGAACCAAAAAACGGATAGCTTTTGCGGATCGGCTTGGCAACTTTGAAAAACAAAATAGACTGATCCTGCGGCGTGTGTGAAACGCAGCTTTAAGGGTGCGGGCAATCCCAATCAGGAAAACTCTTTGGCGACTGAGCTATAAAACCTGGGTAGCCAAGCAGGTAGCGGGCGGCGACCACTCCGGAGCGCTGCGGCCAATCCTGCCAGTGGTCAGCTTTATTCGACATCGCTTAAAAACTTAAAACCTAAAACTTAAAACCCCGGCCCCTAGCCGGCCGCTCTTTGATAACACACGAAAACACGGCAGGCGGTATCTATAGAACTTCTCTCAGACAGTATAATCTGTCCTCCTCCACCTTTCCACTGTCGTGTTTTTTTAAATACTCCGATCCTGATGTAACTGGTTTTGAACGTGGGGCCAGGCGTAAGAGGCTTCTCAGCCCAGCGAAAACAACCCTATGCAAATAACTGCCAGGATTCGACTTTTGCAGGGCGACACGGGCGCCGTGGTGCGTCCGGGTAGGCAGCAGGCTGCAGGCGGTTTCTAAGTCCTGTCCGATTGCAGCCTGAGCCTGGCCCTATGGGTTTTTTAATTATGAATGCTGAATGAGAAAGGAGACCATCATGGTCAGAGCGAAATTTAAATGTGAAAGTACGACACTTCGGGAAAACAACACGGGGACAGTCACTTTCCGTGCAGTATCAGGTGGATCACAGGAAAACCTGATGTTCTGGAAGTTTACCCCAGCCGGCGCGATCAGTTTGCATATTGACAATGAAGCAGCCCGAAAGCAGTTTCAGCCCGGTCAGGAGTATTATGTCGATTTTACGTCTGCGACACCGGTTGTGGCAGCGGAGAACCAACAACCAATAACCAACAAGTAAAGAACCCCGACGCCAGGGCGGGCTCTCCCTGGCACCATTTGGAAACTTACGGCCAGCGGATCTGATATCTGGCGGTTTTAAACAAGTACAGGATGAGCCCTGTAGGATCCGCGTGGCTCTTTAGCTTGCCCCCGGTGGGACGATGCTCTTTGAAAACTGAACAGGGGAAAAACATAACGGATCTTGTGGGATTGGATGCGGCTCTATATCATGTCGGCACTGCAACGATGGGCCGACAAGAAAGGAGAATAATATGCAACAACCCATCACAGATGCGTTCGAGGTCTACCTTGATCGATCAGATTTACGCCCGAACTCTGTCCGGGCAAAGCGTCAGGCACTCAGGTTTTTCGTGAAATGGTTTGGGGATTTACCAATAGGGCATGTCAGTTGTGCCATCGCCGAGGATTTTCGGGCCATGCTGGCCAAAGGCCGGACTCAAGCCAGTGCCAATACCTACTTGGATGTCTTTGCACCATTCTGGCGGTGGCTGTTTCGTCATGGCCGGATACAGCAAAACCCGTTCGAGGGGCTGGCCAGGTACAAAACGGACCGCAAACCGCCCCAGCAATTTGAGCTGATGGACTTGGAAAGGATGGTCCGTGGGTTTGAGGTGCTCTGGCGCGTGCGTCTGGCCCTGGGAATGCTTGGCTGCAGGCGTGGCGAAATGCTGAACCTGCATCTCAAGGAAATCCACATGGACACGCGGGATCCGCATATACAGATCGAGCCCAAGCAAGACGGGCCTACGAGCTGGCAGTGGAAAACGAAAACTCGCAACGTCCGATATGTGGCGCTGCCTGAAATCATTCCCGTGGGCCAGGCAGTGCTGCAAGTCCACAGGGATATCGTGGAACTGATGGAACAACTGCCAGCCAGGCAGCCGTATATCTGCCTGGAGTCCAGATACTTCGAACACATGCTCAAAAGCGTCCAGGACAAGACGGTCACCCTGAATCACTACAATGACCCCACGGGCAATTTTCAGAGACTGTTTTACACCAGACAGACCTGGGCCGGTGTCCAGGAACCGAAACGTTTTCACGAACTACGCGCCGGTTTCCTGACGTGGATGAATGACAGGTACGGATTGAAACGCGCAGCCGACGCTGCAGGCATTGTCAGCCTGCAGACCGCAGCCCGTTACGACCGCACGAAAATCATGAGTATTGTCTCAGACATCAACCAAAAAATGACCGAAAAATCTTATATGTCGTACGTCCCATAAGGTATGTTATCGGACGACTTATGATGTCAGAAAACAGGTGTTTTTAGAATCTTATCAGACTGCTTATCTCTCAGTGAGTGACATTTAAGTAGTCTGAAATTAGGCTTGTAGGTGATCGTTGCAGTTACCTCCTTTTGGGGGCGGGGACCGTTGCTCCTCGCCCCCATATTTTCCCCTGATAACCCACGCCAACGGATCTTTCCATTACTGATCTCTCGAAAGTAATCACCTTTCGTTGGCTGACTGGGCGGCTTGAGCCTCTTCCATTCTCCATACGATCTCTCCAGGGCCGTCCAGTTCTTAATCTCTCCCCGATGATGGGTATCGGTACATTTGTGTATAGTTGTTGTGTTTTTTATGGCCTGCTTGGGCCGTGGATGAGCAAAGGATTGTAAGCGGTGGCCAGGATGGCCGGCCACGGTCCAGGCATTTTTTATGAGGTGACGGTATGGCAAAAAAGAAGGATGCAATTCGCGTTGTGGACGATAGCCAGGTCCTCCGGTGTGATCTGACTGAGGAGCAGGTCCGCAATGCAGCCCAGTGCCTGGCGCGGCAACTGGGCGACAAGGAAATCTTGGATGACCAACTCAAGAGCATCAAGGCGGACATGAAGGCCAAGCTGGAAAAGTGCCAGGCTGAGATCAATCTTGCGGCCAGACTGGTGCGTGATAAGTTTGAGATGAAGAATGTGCCCGTGTCCAAGGAATTCAACTACACGCAGGGCATGGTTACGATCATACGCAAAGACTGCGGCGAGATCGTGGAAGCTCGAAAGATGACAGGCCTGGAAAAACAACAGGAAATTGATTTTGACGGGCCTGATAAGGATTTTGATTTATGAGACTGGTGACGGCGATCCTATGGGGCCTGGCTGCCTTGATGTGTCCTTGGGCGTTTGCTGGCAGCGGGGCGGTGCGTGGCGTTTCATCCGATCACGAATGACCATTTGGCTTTGATGCCGAGAAAGATACTGGCCCGCGTGTGGGTGGCAGACCACAGCAACCTGACGCCTAAAGAGTTGCGGGGGATCCCGGTGACTTGTCTTGGGCGACGTGTGGTTCTGGCTGTTGAGCTTTACCCCTGGTGTCCGTGGCCCAAACCAAATGTGTTGGGCGATTTGTTTGGCGGCCAAGATGCCTGGGAATATGTGTTTGTCAAATGGTGGTAGGCGGCCAGGGGCCGAGGTATGAAGGTTGAATTCGTAGGTGTGAAAATGGTTGAAATACGAGACAGGAGCGGTCAATTGACATATCTGGAATTGTGGGGCGTCGAGCCAGCGACAGAGGACAGTGGACTGATGGCAGTGCGTCAGTGTCGCGTGTGCGGCTGTACTGATCTGGACTGCAGCGGCTGTATTGCCAGGACCGGTCAGCCGTGCTGGTGGGTGAGTAACGATCTCTGTAGTGCGTGCAAGGCTTGAGCCCTGCCAAGTGCGAACCGTGGACCTTTTTAATCGGAGGCATCTTGCCCAAATATTCCGTCAATACCAGTCATCAGACGCCGCCTGAGCTATTTGAAAGACTGAACAGGGAATTCCATTTCAGTTTGGATCCATGCGCCACGAAACACACGGCTCTGTGTGAGAAGTATTTTACACGCAGAGAGGATGGATTATCGCAGAGCTGGGCAGGCCACAGTGTGTTTATGAATCCGCCATACGACAGATACATAAACAAGTGGGTGAGTAAGGCCTACACTGAAGCCAGAGACCATCACGCCACGGTGGTATGCCTCCTGCCTGCATCCACCGACACCAAGTGGTTTCACCACTATGCCCTCAGTGGCGAAATCCGGTTTCTGGTGGGGCGACTGAAATTTTCGGGGCTCGGGCCGGCCAAGTTTGCATCAATCCTGGTGATCTACAGGCCTCAGGCCCTGAAGATCACCAGAGAGACGGCCCAGGTGACTGGGTATTATTGCCATCACTGTCCTGTGGTGGCTGCCACAAGGAACGCGGCACAGGCCCTGTCTGAGGCACAGGCCCTATACAGAAAAGGGGCCGGTATTCTCAGTGGCGTGGTGGATTGCGGGGACGATCAAGATGGGTGAAATAGAGGTGGCTGTGTTATTTGTTACAAAAGACTCTGTTTATAAGTCAATGCCCGGTTGTGATTGCTACGACGCAGATCGTGACGCCGTAACCTACGCGGGGTATCATCCCGTGGTGTGTCATCCTCCTTGCCGGCTCTGGGGTAAATTGTCATATTTCAGCACGGCGCCAATGTGTGAAAAGAATCTAGCTGTTTGGGCAGTTGCGAAGGTGCGCGAGTGCGGCGGCGTGCTCGAACATCCTGCATACAGCAAGTTATGGAATGGGGGGCGATTGCCTATTCCGGAGGGACTGCCTGACGAATATGGAGGGTATACTGTCCAAGTGGATCAGTTTGATTTTGGGCATAAAGCAGAGAAGCGGACATGGTTGTATATCTGTGGTTGTCGCAGGAACGAACTGCCTGAGATCCCACACTTAGATGGTTCGCCATCACACGTCATCGCGTCAAGTACGCAGAAAGCCAAACGGCAGGGATTGAAGCATGTGAATAAAAAAGACCGGATGGCTACCCCCCCCCAGTTTGCTCATTTTCTCGTAGAAATTGCAAGGCGTTGTGCCAGGCGACCAAGTTTTAATATGATTGGCGATATTTTCGCCCAACCGCCACTCTGGTGGCCAAAGTAAAGGAGTGCTAAGTATGAATCTTAAATCGATTGTGACTGTGGCTATGAGCGGGACTGTGGGAAAGATTCTCAGGCCTATTGTTGCGGCGGTATCAGCCCCGATCCGGCATGAGATGGTGGAATTCTGGGTCAAGATCCGCGATCATGCCTTGACGACTGAGGGCGAGGCTGATGATGCGATGGTGGCTGGGCTCAAAGAGCTGTTTGGTATTACTGATGCGGAGATCCTGCAGGCGGAGACTGACTGATGTCTCGCGTGGCGGCTGTGGCCGGGGCTATCGTAGCCCTGGCCGGTCTGGTGATTCCGATTTACAACTACCTGAAGGGCAAGGCTTATGACAAGGCAATCAAGGATTACAAGGTGGCTCTGCTCAAGCGGGATAATGCTGTCAATGCTGATGAGCTGTATTATTGGGATGGCGTGTGCAAAGAGACTTCCGGAACGGCCCGTGGCCTATATCCCTTACGAGCGGCAAGTGATCTTAGGCGGTCCTAATGAGGTACCTCCGATCCCGGCGTATCCCTGGGTACTGCTTCATCGCGGATATTTCAATGAGCTCAAGCAGTACGAGGATATTAAGCAGGAATGATGCACTTTTCTCCTTCCGAAATCCGAGGGTTTGACATGGCCCCCAGGATTTTATTCTCTTGAGCAGGTAGATAGGATGGTTCAAATCATGAAACAGGAAGCCAAGAGATCCCCAAAGGCCCTGGTGATGA